AGGTAAAAAATTGACATTTATTCAGGCACGAGAATATTCAGCTGAACAAAATTTAATTGATAATATGGGCAGAACAAAAAAAAATTTTTTATTTGAATATCACAAATATTTAAAAAAACCATATATTATAGCTGTTCCATTTAAAAAATATAATTCATCATTTAAAAAACCAATTGATTTTCTAGAATTAAAAAATGCTAAAATGCTATATGTTTCAAATTACGAACAACTGAAAAAATGGATTTCTGGGGATCGCTACACAGGTGTTACCCCACGAAAACCCTTGTTGTGTGTTTAACAATTAAATTTTTTAAAATGATTGAACTACCATATTTTAAATTCTTTCCTAATCAATGGTTAACAGGAACAATTGCTTTTCAAGATTTCGATGTTCAGGGTGCATTTATGCGTGTATGTTGCTTTTATTGGAGCAAGGGTTGCAAAGTTTCGAACAGTGAATTAAAAAACATTGTTGGTAAATATTATGATGTGTTGTTGGCAACCAATTTAATCAAAGTTAAAAACAAACATATAAAAATACAATGGCTAGACGAACAATTTGCAGAACGTAAAACAGCACACCAAAAAAGAGTTGCAGCTGGAAGATTAGGTGGTAAGCAAAGCTCAAGCAATGCTCAATCATTAAGAAAAGATAAGAAAAGAAAAGACAATTATGCAAATGATAATGTTTTAAGAGTTAGTGATGATATTAAAAAACTGCTTGAAAAATGATTTTACGCGATAAACAAACACTTAAATACTTACACGCTTACAAGGATGGAAAAATCAAACAAGGGCTTGGAATAAATTGCAGTGTTTTAGATCAACATTTTGTATTGAAACGTGCTGAAATGAATATGGTTCTCGGTCTTGATAACGTTGGAAAAACGAATTGGTTGCTATGGTATTTACTTTGTCACGCAAAAATAAACAACAAAAAGTTTATTATTTGGAGTGGAGAGAATAGAGCTGGACAACTTAAAAGAGATATAATTCAAATGTGGTTAGGCATTAAATTTAAGGATATTATTAAAAGCAAAATTGATTTTTACAACCAAGAAATAAGTAAGTATTTTAAATTTATTGATAATGCAAAATTATACAATCATAATGATTTATTAAACATATTTGCCAAAACAGACTGCGATGCTTGTGTGATAGACCCTTATACTGGTTTAAATCACAACCGAAGTGTTAATCAATTCGACAGGAACTATTATTTTTGTAACGATGTTCGTGAGTTTTGTAACCGTACTGGCAAGACAGTTTTTGTTTGTATGCATCCACAAACTGAGGCAGCACGTAGGGTTTATCCACAAGATCATTTATTAAATGGACATATACAGCCACCAAGAAAAGCCGACTGCGAAGGAGGACAAGTGTTTCCAAATAGAGTAGATAATTTTCTTTGCGTACATAGATTAATTTCACACGCTGATTTATGGATGCTTACAGAGGTTCACGTTTATAAAGTAAAAGACAAAGAAACTGGTGGCAGTCCAACAATGTTAAATGAGCCTATAAGATTTGATTATAATTCTGGTCTTGGTTTTACTGTTAATGGAGAAAACCCATTACAAATACAAGAAGAAGTTTTATTAAACGATGAGGAGGATTTATTCTAATGAATTTACTAGAAATAATAAATATTAAAAATGAGTTTCACATTCTTATTTTAAAAGCAAAAGAAAAAGCAAAGAGTAAAGAACAACTCAAAAATTTAGAAGTTTTAACAGAAACTTTGAAGCTTCTTCATTTGATGCACAAAGAAAATGATAATCTTAAATCAAAGCTTAGAAAAATAGAAGTGGATTTAA